TTAGCAACGTTTACTAAATTTTTAACGCTTACTGTTCCTAGTGAATCAGCAAAAAGATCAATGATCCTATCTCCTTTACAATATTGAATTGTATGTGCCCCTTGTACAATAGCTACACCGTTAGAGGTGTGTCCTGTTGGAGCTACAGTTAATGTATGAGAGCCTGCTGTGTTATTAAAAAAAATATAATTATTTTCTACTGCGGGAACAAAAACTTTGATGTCTCCAGTTAATGTTCCTGTAAATTCAATAACTTTATTTGAAGATTCTGCATTCGGATCGGCGTCGGCTGTTGTTAAAGTAACATCCGCACTACCTGCTACACTTTTTGCTAAATATCCTGCTCCAAAGCTATCAACTACATTTAAGTTATTATTTGTGTTAGTTCCCCAAACATTGGCGTTTGCACCTGTTGCCATTAATTCTAATTTAAGTCTGTCTGAATAATTTGATGCCATGATTAATTTATATACCTATATTTAAAAAAATTCAATTTCATAAACCTATGCCGCCACTGAACTCCATGTATTACTTGCACCAGTAACAACATTTGCCCATGGCGTTGATCTCATATTACCAACACTAGCTAACATTTCAACCCCTGTTGGCAACACTGTTGCTCCTGCAGTTGGAGTAGCAGTTCCATCTGTAAATGCCATTGAAAGACCAGCCACAGTAATTGGAATAACAACATCGCCAATATTAGTAGATATTTGTTCCCCTGTTGGAAGAGCTGCAGCGGGAGCTACTAAAGTCCCTGTTTCAAATGTTGACACTAAAGATGTTGCATCTACCTGAGTAAAGATATCAATTGTTACAGAACCAAGAGCGGTATCCATAAGATCTGGTGGAGCTGAAGTTGTAACGCTTCCATCAGCTATAATTGTAGCTAAAGCTGCTGTTGATGTTATATTTAATCCTGTTACAGAGAGTATTTGATCTGTAACAAAACTAAAACTACCTAGATCTGTAGATAATAAATTAGTAGTTCCAATTGCTTCATTACCTGTACCTACAAAAATACTTACACTAGATTGATCAAATGATATTTCTTGTCCTGTAACAGAAACATTTTGCGTTATGTTTTCATTCCAAGCGAATGATCCCCAATCATTTCTACCCCAACCTGCATCGACTGTTGTGATAATAGTTTCTGTTCCATCAGCAAAAACCATTTCAACCCCTGTGGGTTGTACTCCATGGCCTTCAGAAATACTGACGGTGCCTAATGTTGTTGTAGATTGTTCGCCTGTTAGAGCGTAGATACCCTCTGCTTCACCGATTGCAGTGCCAGTTGCTGTGGAAGCTTGCGCACCTGTGGGGTTAATAAGTGCAGTACCAGTTCTACCTACATCTTCTAATGTAAATGAACTTGCTACACCAGTGACAGAAACTGTTATGGAGCTTTGTTGGCCCCAAAAGCCTTCGCCCCAATTATTTTCACCCCAAGCGTCTGCCATGGTAAGGACTCCCTATATGGATTAGGAAATCCTTAGAATTGCACTTGTTGCGTCGTTGGTTGGGAACTGAATTGTAAATGTTCCGTTTGTTGATGTTTTTACACCGCCAAAATCTAATACTGCAATTGATGCATTTGTAGCTGTTGATGATCTGTTATAAATCAAAGCTGCTTGAGCTGAGATTGTTGCACTTGTAAATGATAGATCAGCAAAATCCACAAAAGCTGTAGATGCTGTTACACTAGTTTTGGTTAAGCCGACAGTAGCACTCTGTAATGTTGCACCGCCTGCTGCGTATGTGCCTGATGCACCAACTTCGTTGGTTGCAGCATAGGCTGTTGTGTTTGCGTTTAATGTGGCAGAATCTGTAAAAAGAGCGAGATTGACTGTATCGTTAGTTATGTCATGATCGCCGTTTAACAGCTCCTGTTTAAATGTTGCACAAACTGCTTGGTTTATTGCCATTTTTAGTTACCCCTTTTTTTATGGTGCCTCTGATTTCATTGGAATACGTACCACACCATCACTGTACTCATCCCTACGGTTTCTACCCATTTGCTCCGTAGCTAAAGCTTGAAGCGACTGAGAGTATTTTGCATCATATAATTGCATATCTTGTGCGTTTTTCAAGTATGAAAAGGTTTCCGACAATACACCATATAACAAAACTTCGGGAGCATTATTAGATATCCATGTAGTTGAGCTACTGTTACTTGTATCTAATTTTTCAGGCTCTTCGATATAGGCCATTTCTATAGTATAAACTTGATTTGGAGTAGGAGCTAACATCAATGTTTCATAGTCCCAGTTAGCCCAATACCTTGGCTGACCTGTTCCAGTTGTCTCACTTCTAATTGGAGCATACTCATCCATAAAAGATTGATCTCTTTGTTCTAAATAAGTTCTAGTTCCATCACTTCCAACTATCTGTAAACTTCTAGCAAATCTAAAACCACCTTCAGGTCCTGAAACATCTATAAAAGCATTATTAGCAGTAGAAGTTGTAGTAGCGTATCTACGCTGTTCGTCTAAATCAACTTCTCGTGCAATTTTATTTTCTACATTAGTAATAAAAACATTGATAACTGAATTACTTAAAACATCAGAAGTTACTTCTGCGTAGTTTCTTACATTTGTTAATAATTCGCTATAGTTCATGTGCTTATTGAGTTCCCCATACCAGAGTGAACACTACAATAATAATATAGTGTCGGAGCTCCAATTGCTACTGTAATTTGTAGTTCTCTAGAAGAAGCTGAAGCATAATCACTTGTGTAATCAGATTGAGATACATCAGAACCATCAATTCTATATATCACTCCTGTAGAATAAGGTGAACCACCGTTGTGATTTCCGTCATCTGTTGTGCTTAAATAAAATGGATGACTAGGAACTGTTCCGCTATCTAAGTTAAATACGTAAGTATCTCCTTCTGTTAAAGAAAGAGTAGGTCTCTCAACTCCATCAATATAAAAAGCATTTCCTCCACCACCTTTTGATCCTACCGTGACCGTATAAATAGTATCTCCTACACCAGTAGCTTGACCTATTCCAGAACTTGATACAAGTCCTGTTGCTGTAGCTATGACATCAGTATCGTCAGAAATTATACTAACAGTTCCTGTTCTGATAGGCAAAAGCAAGTCGTTGTCTTGTTGAGACGGCATCATTCCATTAGAGGTAAAAGCACTATCCCCAGGTGCTCCAACAAAAACTGTCATTGGTTCAATACGAGCTGGTCTTGGATTTTTAACAGCTATTGCGTCAGCTGCATGATAAGGTGGGTCTAACTGAGGATGTTTAGGCTCATAGCACTCAGGACAAGTAAATAAACCATTCCATTCTTTTTTAAGTTGAAGTAATTTGTACTCTTGACCGCAACGATCACAAATTCCTAAAGCAAATTTACCTGTTGCAAAAGCCATCGGTTAACTCCCGAAGAAATTAGAAGGCACTATATGTACAGAAGTTCTTTGACCATTCTCTACTAAAGCTCTTTGCATTTCATCTTCATAAATTAATTTTAATTGCTGAGTTAGTTCAGGTCTTTTTTTCATTGAAATGTAGTAAGCCATACCTGAAGCAAGACATGGAATAAAATTGTAATAAACATCGGGATCATTTGTATAGGCTCCTGCATCTTCTATAATTCCGACATAATAATAGAATATCTGACTGCCTGTTGTGTCAGGTGTCTGATAAAGAGTAATTGTGGGAACATACTGTCTATCAACATAGTATTGACTAGGTGTTCCTTGAGAATTTTTGTTAGGTAAATTTATATATTCAGATCTAGATATTTTTGTCATTGATGTATCTTGTTGAGTAGACCCTGATCCTGTTCTGTAAACAACTTCTAAAATATCAGAAGCATCACTAGGGGCGCTATATGTAGCTGTGCCTTGAGTTAAACTTTGTTCCTTGGATTTAACTTTCCATAAATGAACACCTCTATTGCCCCACTCTGCTAATAAAATATTTAAACTACGGCGAGCTGTTCTTAAATCATAACCAGATCGAGCAGATGAAATCATGCATCGTTCAAAAGCTTCATCTATTAGTTCATCGATGCTAAGTGTAAAACTTGTTGTTCCTGAAGTTGTTGGTGTAGGCATCTATTTTTTCCTTTTCTTTGCAAAAGTTTTTACGTTAGTTGGTTTTGGACCTGCGTTGCCTGCAGCTCTTTTTCTTTTTACAGCACTAGCTTTTTGTCCTTTGCTCATGGATCTAGCTTTTGCTAAAGGAACGCATTTTGGATAACCTTTTCTTTTTTCACCTTTGCTACGACCACAAGGTTTGTAACCGCCTTTGCCATCAGGTGCTCCAATGTCAACCCATTTTTCTGCAACCCATTTACGTAAACCGTTTTTAGCCATTATGAAAAAGAAGTTATCTTTCGTTTTCCTTCAACAACTCCACCACAAGCTTTAGCAATACCGCCTTGACTGTAGCTTGAAACTTTTTTTCTTCGTTGAGAAAGTTCATTTACCATTCCGCCACTGGCTTTCTTTTTAGGTTTCTTTTTACCGCCCGGGGTTATCTTACCACTACAAACACCACTGGCGTACATATTAGCATAGGCTGACGGATAGACTGAAAATTTCCGCTTAGCTGCGGCCTTACCTTTTGCGCATAGTTTTCCCATTTTTAGCTCCTGGTTTTTTAATAACTCCTCGAGCCATTAAAATATCTTTTTTAGTTACTTTTCCATCTCCGCTCATGTCTGGAAACTTAGATTTTTTCTTTACTTTTTTAGATTTAATCTTTTTTTTCATTTTTTTCCCTGGTCCTTTCGATACTTGCATTGACTCTTGTGCTCGTGTTATACTCATTAATAGATGTCCTTTTTAGTTGCTAATCTACCACCCACAAAAGTATTTGTCAAAAAGCAATATCTCTATGATCATCAGAAAGGTCATGGTGAATTTGTAGAGGGTGTTTGGGTTACTTGTAAATCCATCCAAGGCAGAGCTTTGTATTTTGAAACATATCTCCCTGAATATGGTGCTCTTTACGATAAACTTCCTATCTCTGCTTTTGTATCAGAACCAACAGAACTAGATTTATCTTTAGAAGAACTAGAACTATGGGATGCTTTTAGTTATCACATGACTGTAGTGACCAAAGCTAGTATTGCAGGATGTAAGGCAAAATATTTAGCACCTTCAAAAAATTGGTATGGTGGCGAATATTTGTTCACAATTGATAATTGTCATGCTGACGTCAATATATTAAATAGCGGATATTCTGAAATACCAGAAGAACACAAATCGTTCAATGTATTAGGATTAGATAACGGACACTTTGCAGCTCAGCCTAATAATCGTTGTTTATTTTTTGATAAATCACTAACTCCTGCTGAATTAAAAACACCTGACTTCAAAGTTTCTACAATCGAATATAATGTTGAAACAGAAAGTAAATGGACAGCAGGCGACGATACTAATTATTTTTACAAGTTAAAAGAGAATAAAGAATGAATATAATTTTAAAAAAACCTATTAAAGAAGAGATAGAAATAATTTTTGAACCTGATTTTGAGCTTCCTACAATCCATTAATTTTTAGCAGATTTATTTGCTAAAGGATTGTTCAAAGCCTTATTGATTTGTAAGTCAAGGCTTTCTTCAATGAGCTTTAACTCATCAAATACTTCTCTTGTATCTTCTTTTTGTCTATCTTCCACGTCATTTACAATTTCGGTTATGTGTCGAATATCATTAGCTTGTTGACGTAAATCAGCCTTCATATCTGAACGCATATCACGTGCCACATCACTGATTATGGTAATTTCTTGCAGTATCATATCTACCTCTGA